GATATTGAGGTGCTAGAAGACTTCAACCCACACAACATTGATTGGGAGAACCTCTTTGAATTGGAGGGGAATGAGCAGGTGATTGATAGTTACGTAGAGGACCTGAGTGTTCCTGTCAGTTGGTGATGTAGCAGTCTATTAGTGACACTTTATAACACGGGGGTTGACATCAGTTAATCTCCGTGATATGATAAAGGGTGATATGACAGTTCCGTTGGTTTATGGGGGCGTATATAAAAACGGCATACTACCCTAACCTACAGAGGTGACAGATCGACCTTCATATATAATGCGAAAAGCAAATACATATACCTAAAAAAAATTCCGCGTAAAAAATTCTTATGGAAAAGGTTTATCACATCTATGCAAAAGAAGAGTGTTTATACAACAATTTAAGTGAGGGACAATTTAATAAGACATGGGAAACCCTCAAGGGAATGGTTGGTTTAATGAAGACTGATTATGAACTTGAGGATTTGTCATATGAGGAGTTAGTAAAAACCCCCATGGGGGGACACGAACATTCATACTGATAGTAGAGGACTGTAAGTCCGATATTGACATACTACATATTACACGTTATAATTGACTTGAAGGTTAATTCAACTTATGGCTAAAGGATTCACGGTTAAAGCAAAAGCACCCACGAAGAAAGCAGAAGAGTGGGATTATCAAGCAATCAAAGAAAGGATGAGAGGTAAGACAATTGTTTTCTGTCTACCTGGACGTGGATGTTCTTTTACCTTTCTAAAGAACTTTGTACAACTGTGCTTTGATATGGTACAGAATGGTATGAGTATTCAGATTAGTCAAGACTACTCATCAATGGTTAATTTTGCCCGTTGTAAGGTTCTAGGTGCAAATGTATTGCGCGGTCCTAAACAGATTCCTTGGGATGGTAAATTAGAATATGATTATCAGTTATGGATTGATAGTGACATTGTTTTCGATACTAATAAGTTTTGGCAACTATGTGACATGGCAATCAGTGAAGAAGGAGAAGAGAGGGAGATTGTAAGTGGTTGGTATGCAACTGAGGATGGTCACACAACTTCTGTCGCACACTGGTTAGAGGAAGATGACTTCCGTAAGAATGGTGGAGTAATGAATCATGAAACTGTTGATTCAATTGGCAAGCGTAAGAAACCATTCACTGTAGACTATACAGGTTTTGGATGGGTATTGATCAAGAAAGGAGTATTTGAGAATCTAGAGTATCCATGGTTTGCCCCTAAGATGCAAGTCTTTGAGTCTGGCAGCGTACAAGACATGTGTGGTGAGGATGTCTCATTCTGTCTTGATGCTAAAGAAGAAGGTATGGATATCTGGTGTGATCCTCGCATTCGCGTTGGTCACGAAAAAACTCGTGTAATTTAACTAGGAGATTATTATGGCAGTACGGAAATCATTATCAGGCACAGAGTTTGTGGAGTCGCATCCGAAGAACACTCGTCAAGGGAGCGGTAAGCATACAAAATACGCCGCGTCGTCTCGTAATGGGGCAAAGAAAAGATATCGCGGACAGGGTAAATAGTGTAGTTATATGAATACATCATGTCAGCACTTATATGCAATCTTCCATCTGTAGAAGTATGGGTTCGTAAAGAATATCTAACTGATCATCAAAGTGGTCATGGTGAATTTGTTAAAGGCGTCTGGGTATCGGCAAAGTCGATTCCTGGGCGCACTTTTTATTTTGAGACTTATTTACCTGAATATGCTGCAATGTATGATAAGTTACCTATTAGTGCATTTGTATCTGAACCTGAATTACCTGATCCTGATATGAATTTACCTAATTTACAATTTTGGAATTGTATGGATTATGGTATTGTATCAGTTACTAAGCAATTTATTGGTAGTATGGACTATGAATTGTATACTCGTGACTATGGTATACAGAAAGGTACTTACATTTGTACATTAGACAACTATCATCAAGATCCTGAGGTTGTTGATTATGCAACAAGTGAAAATCCTGCTGAACATAAGTCACATAATCTAATTGAATTGAATAATGGACAGTATGCACTGTATCCAAACAATAGAATGCGGATTTTTGACAATAGTTTAACACCTGTTGAACCTAAAATGCCTGATTTTAAGGTATCAACTCAATATTATCAGGTTGAAAATGGTTTTGATCGACTTGGAATGGGTCGTGAAGACGAATATTTTTGGAAAACAGCAAAAGAACAAGAAAATTCACCAAAAAAGGAGAACAATGATGACCAATCATGATTTTTTAGACAATTTAGCAAACGATCAGCATCAAAAAATGCTTCGTGAGATCGCAAATGACGACCAAACTCCCAAAAAACGCGATTCTCGCCAAAATACTGAACTTTTTGAGACTGAAGAGGAATATACGATTATCCCCCCACAAACATTGAATGAATTTTAATTAAATGCCTTAATAAATAAGTAATAATCGCCGTATTTTTGTGCCTCTAGAAAGGGTAAGTCAAGGATTTAAGGATATTAGCATGTCATTTAAGGCAAATCCTTTAAATGATGACTTGATTGCGCTTAAAAATGAAAATGCTATCTCCAGATCAATTCGTAATATCGTTTTTACAGTTCCTGGAGAAAAGTTTTTTCAAGAGGACTTTGGTTCTGATGTGAGTCAATCCTTATTTGAAAATATTGATGATATTTCTGCTTCAAATATAAAAGATCAAATTCAAAGATCAATTGTTAATTTTGAAGATAGAGTTAATTTAAGGGAAGTTAAAGTTCTTCCTGACTTTGATGGAAATACATTTGATGTAATTATTAGATACGACATTGTTGGAGCTGACATCCCACCTCAAGAGTTACAATTCGTCTTGCAGTCAAATAGATAAAAATGCCACTCGCTAATTACACTAACTTAGATTTCGATCAAGTTAAAACAACACTTAAAGATTATCTTAAGTCAAATTCCAATTTTACGGATTATGACTTTGAAGGGTCGAACCTTTCAACAATTCTTGATGTATTAGCATACAACACTTATATTTCCTCATACAACGCAAACATGGTTGCGAATGAGGTTTTTATTGATACTGCAACTTTAAGAGAAAATATTGTTGCTTTAGCAAGAAATATAGGATACGTTCCTAGATCTAAAAAATCATCAAGAGCAACAATTAGTTTTTTTGTAGATACAAGTAATATTTCACCCACACCTGCAACAATAACCCTTCATAAAGGTATTGTAGCAACAACAACCGGCAGTTTTGGAAATCAATCTAAAACATTTTGTATTTTAGATGATATTTCAGTCCCCGTATTCAATAATATAGCAAGTTTTGATGATATTTCAATTTATGAGGGAACTTTATTAAGTTCTAATTTTACATATAGCACTAGAATCCCTAATCAAAAGTTTATTTTACCAAATTCTGGTGTTGACACGTCCCTTATTTCGGTAACTGTAAAAAATAACGAAAATTCTTCTGCTTCAACAAAATACTCTAATCAAGATAGTTTATTTGATATTGGTGGAGAGTCAAAAGCATATTTTCTTCAAGAAATCTCCGATGAGAGATATGAAATTTTCTTTGGAGACAATATATTTGGTAAAGCACTTGAAGAGGGTAATTATATTACTGCAAATTACATTGTATCAGATGGTGACTCTGGAAATGGCATTTCTTCCTTCCAATTTTCAGGAAGATTGACGTATACAAGAAACGCACAAACATATACAGTCACATCGGGCATATCCCTCCTAACAACCGGTTTAACGTCCTCTGGGGGCGATACAATCGAGTCTGTGGAGTCTATTCGTAGGTATGCCCCAAGGATCTATGCTGCTCAAAATAGAGCATTAACAGCAAGTGATTATGAAACATTAATTCCAGCTAAAATTTATCCAGAAACTGAATCTATTTCTGTTTTTGGTGGCGAAGAGTTAATTCCTCCTCAATATGGAAAAGTTTTTATCAGTATCAAACCTAGAACAGGTGATTTCCTTCCTAATCTTATAAAGCAGAATATAAAAAGTAAATTAAAGAAATTTGCTGTTGCAGGTATCGTTCCAGAAATACTTGATTTGAAATATCTGTATATTGAAGTTGATTCAAAAGTATACTTTAATACAAATAAAGCACAATCACCTGCATTTGTTTCCTCGACAGTACAAACAAATACTAATAAGTATGCAGAATCAACTGAACTTAACAAATATGGTGCAAGGTTTAAATATAGTAAGTTTTTAAAAATTGTTGATGATAGTCATGAGGCAATAACATCAAACATCACTACTCTTCGTATGAGAAGAGATTTAAGAGTTGTTCTAAATGGTTTTGCTGAATATCAAATTGGATTTGGTAATAAGTTCCAAGTAAAGGATCCTGATGGGTTTAACATCAAAACCTCTGCATTTAGAATTGATGGAATTTCACAAGATGTATACCTAGGAGATTTACCAAGACCTAATAGAGAAACCGGAACTCTTTTCTTCTTCACTCTTCCTAATGTTGGGTCACAGTCACCATCGATAGTTAGAAGAAATGTCGGTTCGATTGATTATATAAATGGCGTTATTACAATTAATCCTGTAAATATTCAAGGTGGCATGATAAAAGATGGACAAACAATTATTGAGATTGAATCTACTCCTAGTTCAAATGATGTCATCGGATTACAGGATCTTTATTTGCAACTAGATATAAGTAACAGTAATTTTGAAACTGTTGTGGATGAAATTTCTTCAGGATTAGATCCTGCAGGATCAAACTATATTGTAACTTCAAGTTATCCAAACGGTAATCTTGTAAGAGAAGGTGGAAGAGGGTCTATTGTAAGAACTTCTACATCAACAACAACAAGTGCTAGACCGACTACAACAACAACCACAACAACATCTGTACCTTCAACTACCGTTAGCACTTCTGGATCATCAACAGGTGGATCTGGATCGGGCGGCGGAAGCGGTTACTAATCAAATAAGGATAAAATGTCAGAGAAAAGAATTAAAATCAATTCCATTGTAAAAAATCAAGTTCCTCAATATGTAAGAGAGGACTATCCTTTAGTAACCGAATTTTTAAAACAATATTATATCGCTCAAGAATATCAAGGAGCTCCTCTTGATTTACTACAGAATATTGATAAGTACGTCAAAATAGATGAGACAACAAACTTATCAACGTCTGTTGGATTAAGTACAGTTCTTAATTCATTTGAAAATATCATTAGTATTGATCTTTCAAAAGATCCTAGTGGAACTGATGGGTTCCCTGATTCGTATGGTCTTTTGAAGATCGATAATGAAATTATTACTTATACTGGAAAAACAAAATCGACATTCACTGGATGCGTAAGAGGTTTTAGTGGTATTACATCTTATTCATCTTCTTCAAATCCTGAGCAATTAGTCTTTGATACAAGTGTTGGTGCTGCACATACTTTTGGATCTAGAGTTGAAAATTTATCAAATTTATTTTTAAAAGAGTTTTTAACTAAAACTAAATCTCAAATTTTACCAGGACTCGAAGAACGGTCGTTTAATGAAAATTTAAATCAAAATGTTTTTCTTAAAAATTCAAAAGATTTTTATCTAAGTAAAGGAACTGATAGATCTTATGAAATTTTATTTAAAGCACTTTACGCGGAAAATGTTAAAATTGTAAGACCCGGTGAATTTTTATTTACTCCTTCAAATGCTCAATATAATGTAACTAATGATCTGGTCGTAGAACCAATTAAGGGTGATCCAGTCAACCTTGAGTTAATGAGTCTTTTTCAAGATGCATATGATGATCAAGAAAGAGCATATGCTCCAATATCCAATGTTGAAACCATTATTACGGGCACTGGTCAAACATTCTATAGATTAAGTGTAGACGCTGGATCCAATAAAGACATTAGAGTCGATGGGTCAATTTACGGTGCTTTTGGAGTTCAACCAAAAACAAGACTGATTGGTAATGCTGGAATTGGTCTGACTGTACTTGATGTTGATTCAACTATCGGATTTGCAACTAGTGGAACATTATTTGTAACATTTAATGATACTTCAACAGGAATAGTTTCATATACCTCAAAATCAAATAATCAATTTTTCGGTGTTAATGGAGTAGATAAACCTATTCTTGATTCTGCTATTGTAGGAGTGAATACATTTGCTTACGGTAGGTCAAAAAATAATTTTGATGAAACAATTGAAGTAAGAATAAACAATGTAATTGCTGATTGCGAGCATCCAGATACATATCATCAAGGTCTTGATGATACTATTTTAATCAAAACCTTAGGTATTGGTAATACTACATTCAAATATAGAAATTGGTATTATAACACTGCACCCTCATATAATGTCGCATCTTTTACGTTAATAGACTCATCAGATAATACATATCGCCTGTATCTTAACAAGGATCATTATTTTAAAGTTGGTGACAGAATAACTTTAAATGGAAATGTTTCAGGTGATAAACCATTATCTACAGTTACTAAAATTATTACAGAAAGATCTGTATTGGTAAAAGGTCAGGGAGAGTTGAATAGTGCAGAAAAATTTATTGCAAAACGATCCCTCTTAAAAGCAGAATCAAATAACTTTCCAGGTGCTGCTGTATATTCTGCAAACGTACAAAATTTATATAAGAAAAAGTATGAAGATGATATCATTGTAGCATCATCATCCATACCATTTTACAATGCTAATTCTTTAAATGTAACATCTAGATCGGTTGAATTTTCTGGAACCTTTATTGGTGATGAATTTGAAATTATCCTTACCGGAGATCATGGTTTTTTCACTGGAGATGCTTTATATTACACTCCAGAAACAGTAGAAGAGACATCTACTAATAGACAAACAGGAATAACAACTACTAAATCGGTTCTTGGATCAACACTATTTGATGGTAATGATGGTGGAGAGGGTTTATATTTTGTAGAAAGAGTTTCTCCCAGAAAAATCAAACTGGCAAAAAGTAGAACGGAACTCTATAATCAAAATTATATTACTCTTGAAAGTTCTACTCCTGTCACAAAGAACAAATTTGACTTATATGATTTTAGAAAAAGAACTTTAGAGACACAAAAACTTTATAGAAAAATATCAGAACCAATAGCAGCAGATGGTGTAAACGTAACTAATCCAGGTTTTACTGGTATTTTAGTCAATGGTGTTGAAATTTTAAACTACAAATCGAAAGATGTAGTTAAGTATGGAGAGATTAAAAAGGTAGACGTATTAAATGGTGGTGATAGATATGATGTGATTAATCCTCCAGTACTTAGTATTAATGATTCAGTAGGAGTGGGGGCAACGGGAACTATTTCTGTTTCTGGAGTTTTAGAAGAAATTAGATTAATAGATCCTGGATTTGACTATCAAGAAACTCCAAGAATTACAATTACTGGTGGTAATGGTAATGGTGCTGAGGCATCTGTTTCACTTAAGAGCACTGAACACAAAATTTCATTTAAATCCGATCCTATAGCAGGTAGTGTTGGTTTAGGAACCACGGGAACTTTACCATCCACTATTGGATTTGGAACATTCCATAAGTTTAAAACTGGAGAAAAAGTCCTTTACATCTCAGACAACCAAACAGTGGTTGGTGGACTTACAACTAATACATCTTATTTTATTTCTCAGGTTGGATTAACAACAATAAGATTGCATCCTACTCAAGCAGATGCAGTATCTGGTATTAATACGATTGTTTTATCTTCATATGGTTCTGGTATTCAATTCTTTAAAGCTATTGAAAATAAAAAAATAATTGAATCCATAACGGTTATTTCTGGTGGAGAGGGGTATCAAAATAATAAAAGAGCAATCACTCCAGCAGGAATCAATACTGCATCTAATGTTTTCAATGTAATCAATCACGATTTTAATTCTGGTGATATTATCAATTACACTTGTAATGGAACATCACCGACTGGACTGACAACTAACACGCAATATTATATTACAAAAATTAGTGATGATAGTTTTAAGTTATCTAATGTAGGAGTAACTACTAATAAAGATAGTTTCTTTAAAACAAAAAGATATGTTGATATTTCTTCGGTTGGTGTAGGAACACATTTCTTTAATTATCCAGACATTGAAGTTTCTCTTATTGGAAGAGTTGGTTTAGCATCAACTGGAAATACTAATTTTGAAGCAAAAATACAACCTATTTTTAGAGGTCAAATTACATCAATTGACTTGACTGAAAATGGTGTTGGTTATGGTGCTTCTGAAATAATAAATTTTGAAAGACTTCCCAATATCACCGCTGGTGTTGGATCTGATGCACAATTACTACCAATAATTAAAAATGGTTCAATAGAAGAGATTGTTGTTGAGAATAATGGAACTGGATATTTCTCTATTCCAGATGTTTTAGTGAATGGAGATGGATTTGGTGCTGTAGTTACTCCTGTATTAAAAACTGTTGGATCTGGGTCTTCAGAAACAAAAGCAATTGATTATATCAAAGTAATTTCTGGTGGTACAAATTACACACAAAACACAACAACTGTATCGGTTGTATCAGCAGGATCTGGTGCCCAATTCTTTCCACTCATTCAAGAATGGAGAATCAATTTAGTTAATAGATTTTTTGAAACTGCAAAAGTGACATCTGACGATGGATTTATCTCTAGAGGAACAAATAGTGCGTATGGACTGCAATATGCCCACCTATACGCTCCTAGACCCCTTAGAGAAAGTCTTAATCCCACTGATCAAGTTGGCAATGTTATATACAGAAAAAATGATATTGTTAAAGTAAATGGAATTGAGGTAGAGTCTAGCAATCACTCACCAATTATCGGATGGGCATATGACGGAAATCCAATCTATGGACCTTACGGATTTTCTGGTAAAAATGGTGGAGTTGTTACCCAGATGAAGTCTGGATATAACGAAGATTCACTTAGCAAATCTCAAAGACCTCCAGTCACTGTTTTTCCGGGAGGATACTTTGTTGAAGATTACACTTACAAAAATATAGTTGACGAATCTGTACTTGACAAAAATAATGGAAGATTCTGTGTAACCCCAGAGTTTCCTAATGGTACATATGCATATTTTGCGACTATTGACGATTCTCTTGCTCAAGGCCAGGGTTCAGTTTTTTCTGGATATAAATTACCAGTTTTCCCATATCTCGTAGGTGAGTCATTTCATTCTAAGTTAGATCAATTTAATTTAAGTGCAGAATCAAATCAAGATGTGTATAAAATCGAAGATTTTGATTATTGTAGAAATACTGATCCTTACAATTTGATAGATGGTGATGTTTCATATTCATATGTCACAACACCTAATAATCTTGATCAAAAAGTTGAAGTTTTAGCAGTAACTCCAGGAAAAGTTGAAAAAATTGGTATTGAAACTGGTGGAGATGGATATAAAGTTGGTGATAAAATTCAATTCAACAATGACAACACAAAAGGAACTAATGCAATTGCTAAAGTCGCAACATTAAAAGGAAAACAAGTTGAAAGTGTAAGTGTTGCCACAAGCACAATTAACAATGTTGAAATTTATCCAGGATCGAAAGATCAGTATATTATTTCAGCAGATAATCCTCATAACTTTAAGAAATTTGACAATATCGTTATATCAGGATTATCAACAACGTCCTCTAAGATTGGAGGATTTTATTCCGCAGGAATATCTTCAAATAGATTGACAATAGTAGGTGTTGGCACATTATCATCAGGAATTGGTTCAGTTGGAGTAACTGGTATCGTTACTCACGTTAGAGTCACTGGTAATTTAAATTATCCACAAATAAAAGAAAATGACATTCTTAGTGTTGGAACTGAACAGGTAAAAGTATTAAATGTTGATATATTAAATTCAAGAATAAGAGTTCTTAGAGGTATTAATGGTGTAGTAGGTGCATCTCACACTGTTACAAGTATTCTTCTTGAAGACCCAAGAAGACTAACAATATCTGCAGGATTTAATACAACGTATGCTCCTAGATTAAATAAACAAATTTATTTTAACCCATCTGAGAGTGTAGGACTCGGAACAGCAGTTGGAGTTGGTATTGGGTCTACAATTGTATTTTCTAATCCTGGTGCCGGAATTACAAGAGTTGATATTCCAACTAAAGGAATTTACATTAAGGATCATGGATTACAGACTGGAGATCAATTAACATACTCTCCAGGAAATGGGAGCGGTATAGATGTTTTAAATATCGTTGGTGCAGCGTCAACTCTTGCAGATAGTCAAACTTTATTTGCGGCTAGAATTTCAAATGACGTAATTGGAGTTGCAACTGTCAAAGTTGGAATAGGAACAACTGGATCATTTGTTGGAATTGCTTCCACTCAAAGGAACATTAGCACTCTTTTCTTTGCTGGATTTGGAACAGGAGTTTATCATAGTTTCAAAACTAATTTTTCTGTCATCACGGCAAAACTAGAGAGAAATCAAGTTACAGTACAAACCAAACAAGCACATGGTATTCAAGGTAGACATGAGGTTGACATTGATGTAAGTCCATCAATCTCCACTACTGTAACGTTAAAATATAATGATTTTAACAGAAGAGTAATTGTAAATCCAAAAGATTTTGCTGCAGATGGTGTTAATACATCAACAAATACAATTACAATTAATAATCATGGTTATGAAACTGGCGAAAAAATTATTCATACCGCTTCAATTCCTGCGATAGGTCTTTCAAATAACGCAATTTATTACATAGTTAAAGTTGATAAGAATTCATTCAAACTTTCAAATACAGAATATGAATCCAAATTAGATAAACCACAAACTGTTGGAATTGCTAGTACTTCATCAGGAACAATTAATGCAATCAATCCAAAAATTGATGTGTATAAAGAATCTACAGTTGAATTTGATTTATCTGATCCTTCACTTTCTTATACAAATCAAGGATTGAGTTATCCTGCTTTTGAATTAAATTTCTATCTTGATGAAAATCATAATACAATCTGGAATACAAGTTTTACGAAAAAAACCTTTGAAGTTGCAAGAAGTGGTAGAGTTGGAATTGATACTAATGCAAAAGTTTCTCTTGCAGTCAATTCAGATATTCCTGAGCAACTTTACTACTCATTAGATGTTATTGAAGAGAATGATGTTCCAGAGGTGAAGAGTAGTATTATTGATGATAATACTGTTATTTCTCATAATCAAATCAAAGTAAGTGAAAGTATTTTTAATGGAAGATTTGCTGTATCTGTTGGTGCTACAAATTCCTTTAACTACTTTATTGAAAAAATTCCAGAAAAAGTATCATATGCTGGAACAACTTCTAAATTAAATTATACAACTGATTGCACACATACTGATGGTGCTATAAATTCATTCTCAGTTATTGATGGTGGAACAAATTATTATTCTGTTCCTGGTATTTCAACAATAGTAGGAGTTGGTACAACTGATACGGGATCTGGAGCAATTATATCAGTTGAGAGTGAATCAATAGGAAAAATTAAAACAACTAAGATACTTAATATTGGATTTGATTTTCCATCAGACCCAACACTAAAACCAAGCACAAATATACCTCAAGTCGTAACTATAGAGTCATTAAACTCTCTTGCGTCTGTTGGTATTGTATCTGCAGGTAGAGGATACACTGTAGCACCAAAACCAGTTGTTATAGATGCGGTAACTAAAAAACATGTAAAAGACGCTGATCTTGTCTATAGTTTAGGGGACACAAACGTAAAGATACTTAATAATGCTAGAGGAATTAGTAATGTAAATCCAATCATTCGCCCCAGTCAAAATAGTAATGGAATTGGTATTGGAACTGTTGGATTTAATACTGTTACTCAAAATGTCACTGTTGGTCTTAATACTGGATTTAGCACTGGAGATACTTTCCCATTAAGAGTTGGAGATAAAGTTCTTGTTGAAGGTGTCAGTATTGGTATTGGATCAACTGGACTTGGTTATAATTCAGAAGGTTTCGACTACAAATTATTTGAAATCACAGAGATTGATGAAAATATTGGAGGAATCGGATCTGTAACTTATAGTATGTCAGGTGATCTTCCGAGTGGTGTTTTATCACCAGGGTTATATAATGCTCCTAACTCTGTCGGTGCAAGAATTATTCCAGAAAGATATTTCCCATCATTTACTTCTGTTCTTAAGCAAAATGAATTCTTTAATGGTGAAATTGTTAAGAGTGATTCTGCAGAGGGTATAGTTAACTCCTGGGATAAAAAAACAAATTCACTAAGGATTGAGTCAAAACAAGTTTTTGTTGAAAATGAAGTTATTAGAGGATCTGCTTCAAGAACAGAAGGAATAGCATTATCTGTTAGATCATATGAGTCTTATCTCAAGATGGGTGTTATATCTAAGACTTTGAGAGGTCATCAAGACGACTCTGGATTCTTGAATACAAATATGCAGAGAATTCAAGATAGTGATTATTATCAAACATTTGCATATTCATTAAGTTCAAGAGTTCCTCTTGAAACTTGGAATGATGTTGTTTCATCTACAAACCACACACTTGGATACAAAAAGTTTGCTGATTATCAACTGGAGTCAGTTACTAGCGTAAGTGTTGGAATTTCAACTGATCAAACTGCGATTGACCAAATTATTGATGCAGTTGGTTTTGCAGATTTAAATTGTGTATATGATTTTGATGTAGTAAGTGAAAATTTCTTAAATGTTGGAGATAAAGTATTATCTACAGAAATTAGATTTGCAAGTAGAATTCTTCAAGATTTCCTTGAATCTGTTGGAAATAGAGTTCTTTCAATTGATGATTTAAGTTCTCAATTTAATAGTGATCCTAGAGCAACTGCTTTCAGTGTAATTAATACTTTTGCTCTTGAATCAAGAAGAGCAATGAAGTATATCACATATGTTAGAGACACTAGATTCACTGCACAAAGGCAGTTAATGATTGTTGATCTTATTCATGATGGTGCCCGTGGTTACATCAATCAATATGGAAGAGTTGAAAGCACTTATGATCAGGGATCATTTGACTTCACCGTTTCTGGAACGGATGGACAATTACAATTCTTCCCAACCAAGTTTAAAGTCAATGATTATCAAATTGCTGCCATCTCATATAATCTAGATGATAATTTACTTAGCACTGGAACGACTGCAATTGGACCATCTATTATCGAAACAGATAGTATAACAATTGGTTCTGGAATTGGAGCAACAACGATCGTTAGTATCGCTAGCACTCATAATTCTGTCAAGGTATTAGTTGAAATTACACCTGATATTAGTACTACTGAATTTGAATATAATAATTTAAATATTGTTCATAATGGAACTGATATAGAGTTACTTGAATATGGTCAGCTGACAACTTCTGTTGGTGACGATGCTGATGTTGGTCTTGGGAC